ACCTTTCTGGCTTCTTCCCTGCCATTTGCCACGATTACCTGTAGCAGCTCTTTCCCAAAGCTGTTTATTTCTCTGAGCTTTCTTCTTCTGAGTGTTTCTTGCCATTAAAATCCAAGAGGTTTATCAATTTTAGACATAGCTTCCATAGCGACTCCAGAGGGGTCAATGCTTTTTTTTTGAGGAGAAGGCAATGGTTTATATGTAGTCATCTCTCTATCCCATTGTTCTCCTTTCTTAAAATAATCCTGACTACCTACTTCAGCTCCTGCCCAATGTTTCTGTAACCATAAACTCTTTGCGCTACCAGTAGCTATAGCTTCTGTAATTAATTTATCAGAACCACTTTTCATAGCTAAATCACCTAATAAAATCTCTTGTTGTTGAGATGGTGTTAACTGTGAAGCATCATCAGAAGACCTTGCCCCAGCAAACCAGTCTGGGACATCTTGACCAATCTTACCATATAAATTTTCTGTTCTATTTAATGCAGTTTGAAATGCTCCAGAACCTCCTCCAGTACTTTTTTCAAATTGAAATAATCCTCTTCCAGGTCCTTCACCTCCACCACTTGCTTTTTGTACAGCAGTTGGCACATTCTTTGATTCAACATACCCTATCTGTTGTGTAATAGAATCTACAACATCTCCACTAGTTTTATATTTATCAGCAAACCATTCTTTTAGACCTGTCATTAGAAATACCTCGATAGTGTGAATTTTAAATCTTGTTCTGGGCTCTGTCCAAAATCTTCTCTTTCAGGTTGTCCATATAAACCAACTCCATGCTCTGCTGTAAATGACATATTTCCACCTACAGGAAAATCTACCCTTTTATAATTTTTACCTATAACAGGGCTCCCAAGGAGATTCCATAATGTCTCACCAAAATCTATTATTGACCTTTCAGTATCAGTAAAATCAATACCCAAAGAAGCATACTTATCTGTTTTCCTCATTGAATGAGACATATCTGATATTTTAGGAGTCGTTGTCTCTTCTCTATATGGAATTTTTGGAGGCATTATTAATCCGTTATATGCATTGTATTACTCATTTGAATGCCTCATAATTGTCTGGTTCACTCATTATTTTTAAAATTTCTTTAGGAACTCCTCCTTTTTCCTCATCATCATAAGGTGAATAAGGGTCATTCTCATTAAAATACTTTCCTCCTTTAGCGTATCTTTCATATTCTTCAGGATACTGTCTAAATATATGACTCATTTCTACTAAAGATGATGTTTCTTCACCTTCAGATTCAAGTATATCTGCAGGAACTTCATTATAAGACTTATACTCTTTAGAATACTTCTTATTAATATATTCCAAATCGCTGATATTCTTTTTCTCAACCCTTGAAACTAATTCAGGTAAGGATTCAGTCTCATACTTATCAACAGCCATTAAGTCTTGTACTAGTCCCATTACGCTACAATCCAGCTTTTTGCTTTTTTCGTAGGTTTATACCAAGTTTTGTCATCATTTTGTACGAAATTGGGCGGAAAAGCATGAATATTGGCGTAGAAAAGTGTTTCAATGGTGTCATCGTGAGCCATACGTGGCCCAAAGGTAACTATTTCGTTAATTAAATCAAACATATTTTGCATTACAAATATAGTTCCTGAGCTAAACCTTCCAGAGAGTCCAGAATATACCCTGTTAATCTTATTTCTACCTCCTGGCTTTTCAGGAACAACAGCTACATCAAACTTATTTAATCGCCTTCTTTCCTCATTTAATGCCTGGAATATACTTCTGTTCATAGCTACATCTTCTACTGTGCTTGATATACAATGATATTTCTGATGCATTTCGAGTATGTAGTCTACAACGCCCTTTTTATTTAGATAGTTTCCATGTATGTCTTTTGCTCCGATTGTCGGAATTGACCTGTGACGTTCATACTCTAATGCATACAGATTATTATCAACATCAATAGCAATACACATAATAACTGAAAAATCAGATTCTTTTGTATCAATATCTGTAGCTGGGTCGCAACCAATGAAAGTATTAACTGGAATTCTTTCGCCACCAATGACAAGATGGTTCTGATTTTCTTCTGCATCATATTCATAATATCCTTTCCAGAATTTTATATGTTCTCTTGTGAATAACGCATCTTCAGCACTTTGAACCTCCATCATATATTCTTGATAGAACTTGGAAGCCTGACCTGAATCGTTATAAAATCTTTTCTTTTCTTCTAATTTACTCTTACTAAAGAACGACGGCCACAATGTTTCACCAGAAGGCAATATTGCTTTAGATGTTATTATCTCCCAAGCAAAGTCTTCGCCGTCTGAACAAGCGCGTTCGTAATTGATAAGAAGATTATTAATAAAAGAGTCGTAATGTACGGGAGTGCCATTAACACGCAACCGCCCAGTATGAGGCTCAATCGCAGGATAAACGACAGCAGTGACCAAATTCGCATTCTTGTCCCTGGATTCTCTGGTGATTGTGTTTGCTTCGTGCTCAAAGTCGTCAAGTACAATAAGATCATACCTTTTATGGAGTTTAGCACCACCTCTGATTCCTGCAACATTGCTCTTAGAAATAAGCTTACATCCATTTGATAATTCTATATCCTCCTCTGTCCATTTAATTCCCTTTAATTTACCAAAATAATACAATATCTTGTCATTGTATTCTAAATGGTGCTTTATGTAGTCCATATTACCTACAGATAATTTTTGAGTAGCAGATACCCAAGCATAAAACAAAAAGTCATCTTGTGGTTTGAAGAGGAAGTCCTTGAGGATAGAGGCTTTTGTCAGAACGGTTTTGCCGTGGCCTCTAGGTAGGATGATGGCTAATTGCTTTACATTTAAATCATCAATGGAATCTGCTACTCTGTAATGAAAAGCAGGTGTTTCGCTTCTCATGAAATCATTTGGTAAGAACAGTTTACCAAACGCTATTAAATCTTTGTATGCTAACCTAAGAGCTTCTTCAGCTTGTGATATATTTTGTGTGTTTATATTCATTCACTTACTTTGCTTGTCTGCATTCGAAAGGAAAAACTGTTACTGAAGTATTACTTCTCTTTGTCTTGTACGGAAGAATTATCTTCGGTTTCTTTTTCATTTTTTTCAAACTCCTTAAATAGTGTTATTACATTTTTATCAGAACTCACTATCTTAAATCCCCAATAAAGCATTATCTTAACTATCCTTGTGGGATTAGAGTGCGCACCACCTGATGAATTTACCAATATTAAATTAGTTGCAACACCAATTTTATTTTGTTCCTTAGCAAGCTTCTCAACCCTGTTGGCCATATCTCTTAAGGATACACCTCCATTCCTTTCTTCTTCAGAAATGAACAATTCATTTATCCATGCAACTTCACTACCCTCAGGAAATGAATATGCTATAAAACCTTTATTATTTGATATAGTATCCCAACCCCATAGTTCCTTATAGTAATCTTTAAGAGCCTGCACTATTCCTCCTCACTTCCGTTTTTGATTAGTTTTCTATCAGCTATCTTTAGCTGGTCATCAGTAAAACCTTCAAACATACCTATAACACCTACCTGACTTTGATTTATTGTGTTAGATGCTGTTCCTATAATCTTACCTAACTCTTTAGTAGACTGCAAAATTATGTTACTGTCATCACAAAAATCCGCTAAATGCTTTAACTTTGTTAAGATGTACTCGTGGTCAATACCTAGAGCCTTAGCAACTTCATTTACATTTCTGTCTATTTCTTTCATAACCCTGTCCTGTTTTAATAATATTAATGCTTTCTTCTTAGCTTTCTCAGTATCAATCTCGTTGTAAGCTTCCATATAAGACTTAACTGCACCCATACCAGTTGCAACATTGACAGAGAAAACCTTTTCATTCTTTGTAACATTCGTTCTTTCCTTTACCCTTTTTCTTGTGTCTTTGATTTTTTTACTGAATGTGTATCTGTTCGGGTGTTGTTTAAAATCCGTATCCATAACAGCATTCTTAGTCTTAAGGAATGTACCCACAACAGTCCTACACCAGCCCGTAGCCACTTTATAATTCTTACTATCCCCAGGGTGATTAATATTATTCGACACTTTAACCAACTGAATAACTCCACCATCGTCAGCTTTAACCCAATCGCCTTCCTTACCTTCTTTCCAATCCTTAATCTCGACAGCCTCGCCATTAAAGAACTCTCTATATTCGTCCTCGTCTTTAAAGACATAATGAGTCTTACCTTTAATTGTTGAGTGTTCCACCCAGCTCTTCTATAAAATCAGATAAATTATCTATCAAATCCTGGACTTCCTTAGGTATCCAAAATACATTTCCATCTATCTGAATTGGCACATTGCCTTCATTAACAGACATATCATTTAATAACTTAATCTGCGTTTTTTGAGGTAATCCTTTTAAAAATTCTATTTCAACAGCCATTAATTTATCCTAAAACTCCCGCTTATTAGCCACAGCTAATAGCAGCTATATTTATTAATTCCTAAATAAT